CCGAGTCGATTCTTGCCGTCTCGGTCGCGTTCGATTTGAAAATAACACTCCTAGACGCGCTGCCGCTTGAACCTCCGACTGTGATGTTTGCGCCGGTTGTCGAACTAGCATTGCCACCACAAACAACGATAGACGATGCGTCTGACGCTTCGTGATTGATTACGCCGCCGCCAAGTTTCAAGCCGCCGCCGATTATCTCCCCATCAGCCGGTGTCGCCGCAGTCGTTCCTATGCGAGCGGACTTGCTGTTCAACTGCTCAATAGGCGTGACTTGCACCACACCCGTTGCCGACGAAGTGCCGTCTGCCGCACCAGCGCGGTCTTGAACCATCAACGATTGGGTCGGGTTTGCGAACGCTAGGTCGTAGTCGCTGACCACGCCGATTTCGCGCACATACCAGTTGTCTATTGTTACGACATTGCTGGCGGACATACCGTCTAACTGCAAATAACCGGCAGCACCCGTAGGCGTTTGCGCGGTAAATTCCATTGTATAGTTTACCAAACTTGTCGTTAGATTTGCCGAATAGGAATTACTTACCCCGTCATTTAGTTTCAACCTCGCACCGCTTGAACCTCCAGTATATTTGGCATCGACCGTGAGTCGGTATTTTTTGCCGACTGTTAAATCTGTTGTGAGGTCGGAGGAGTCTTTGAGATAGTTGTACGCGCCAGTTGCGCTATTGACGTAAGTAATCGCAAGCGTGTTAGAAACATTGGCTATTGTGTTGCTTCCGTCTTTTACCCAACTGTAAGTCCCGCTTGTGAACACACTTGCCGCTGCGTCAACCAGCGAAGTCTGCGACCCATACTGGTCGGCAAACGGCACGGTCGCGTTCTCGTAGCTCGCCGTGACCTCCGCTTGGGTAAGCGTCTTGTTCCAGAATCTTGTGCGATACAGAGTGCCGTTGAAATTAGCCGAACCATCATAAGACGATGCTAGTTTAGCATCCGCGCAACTGTCTATTGCGTGGCTTGCGCTAATGGTCGCCGTGCCGACTTGATTGCCGTTGTCGTAAAGAATCGCCGCCGTGCCGTCTATAGTGACAACTAGGTGATGAACCTTTAAGTCATCAAGCGGCGTAACTCCGAAAGTTTTCCACGATGTATTATCGTAAACCGCAAGTTTAGCACCCGCTGCAACATCAGTCCCAATGATGAAACGCCCACCGTTCCCAAAATCAACCAAATATTTGTATGCCGAATCGGCCCAAGCATCAGCTTGAGCGATGAACTCCATCGAGAACTTGGTTCCCAAGTCGGGCGGCGATGCAATGTCGATGAGGCCAGCCGCACCGTCGAAGTGGAGGCCTTGGCCATCAGACGCATTTACCAGTTCGCGGATGATCTCACCGCCGCTGGTGGTTTTTGGGGTCGTTAAGGTTGCACTCATGTTGTCTGGTATTCCACTACTTGAACCGTGAAGCTACTCCCCCCGGCATACACTTTCATTGCCCCCACATATCCGTCAACCTTCAGAAAACCCCCATCTCCCCCAAGGCTTGAGGAAGGTGCAGACATTATGTAGTGAGCGTTGGATGAGGTGGGCGTGGTGGCATCAAGGCGAACATAGATTTCGTCTGTGCCGAGATTCTGTAAAGTAATTGAGGTACGGCTTGAGTTTGAGCTTATTGCTTGCTCTGCGGTCTGACTGACCCTGCCTGTACCCGCGCCTGTCGGCGTAACATTATTGCACCAAAGTGGATTTGCCATTGTCTTATTCCTTCCTAAAAAATTCTATTAAAGATGGAGGGAAGGGGAATGAGCACCCCTCCCCCCCGATTATTGTTGTTGTCAGCTTATTGGGTTGTAACCCGTGCTATGCTGATCGCAGAGGTGACTTTTACGTCACGGCTCCAATCAACAGCATAAATGTCTGATCTGCTGCTTTCGTCCCGGTACTCACGCACCGCAGTTACACCACCACGGCCACCAGCAAAGGTTTTCAATGCCGAAGGATCGTAGATGGTTGGGCTTGCACTACGCACAAAGATGTAAACATCGTCGCCATTCACGAATGATTGGCTGCGTGTTTTACCTTCCTTGGTCGTATCGTATGCCATAGTGGACAAACGAATGTCCACAGATGGGTTGATAAGCATTGCAGATGCTTGCCCTTGGTTTAACCCAATAAGCGCTGCACCCGGTTGCTTGTCTACCACCTTGGCATTGTTACGGAAACGCCTCCAAGCCGTCATCCCCATAAGGATGGCGTTAGGAAGCTGACCCGTTGCCTTGGCGATTGACTCAATGAGATAATCAATCTGCACAACTGGGTCAACGGTAGCCGTACTCCAATGCCCCATAACAGAACCCGAACCACCTATGTCGGCAGTCGTGTCTGCGGATACTGCAGCGTTTACGGTGGTGATGACATGACGCTCATGCGAGAGCACGCTGCTCTGCACAAGGGTCTTGACCTTCGCCTGTTCCAAATCCAAAGGATTCAGAGTCCCGGCTGCGTCCCGCTCGGAATCATCAATTGTGATTTCCAAAGCTTGAGGCAGACAGTTATAGGTCGGCTCACTCACATCCATAAAGATGCGTCTTGCTGGCCCACCTACCCCGCGAGAGGTGTCGTGTATCTGAAAGGCATTCTTATCATCGTATGCCTTGTATTGCCCGATAGTCGCTGGCACCTGTACTTGAGGTGCAAGGAAATCGGCTGTCGCTGATTGTAAGTCGTTCAGAACCCCTGACGCATAATTGGTAAGGGTTGGATTGACTGATGCTTCTGCTCTTAGTCCCATAATATTTTTAGTCTCCTATTGAATTAGACCGCTGTGTAGGAATTAACCAAAGCTGCCTCAACCAATTCAGTTGCAGTTCCTGCTTCCATAGCCACTCCCGCTACAATCTTGGTGCTGGCGTGTGCCTTCCAAGTTCCATCGGTGTGAATCATTAAGTTTCCACCAAGGGCAACCGTGCCACTCAGTTTCACCTTTACCGTCCCGCTTGCCCCTGCCATAGAGGCAACCGTGCTTTTCCCTGCGGTGGTTTCTCCATCGAGAATCACACCGAAGTTTCCGCTGTGTGCTGTTGAAATTGCGGCTTCCCCAGCGACTATCTTGACGGCATACCCCTCTTTACCAGTTTGGTCTGCTGCCGGAGTTAGTGCGAAAATCGCCGCATCTCTTGTTAATGCTCCTGCCATAATGTTTTATCTAGTTGTGTGTGTTTTAGTTAAACAGTTGCGGTCTGTCGTATCGCGTGGCATCCCAAGCCTGTTCAAAAGATGAACCGTTTTTGGCTTGATACTCCTTGGCGGCACGCATCTGCGCTTCACCGTTTGTGTCCATTTCCCCGTCCTCCTGACGCTTGGCTTGCACCACACGCTGAAAGGCGGGATTCACGGGAAGTGCCTCCAACGCCATAATGGCAGAGGGGTCGTTATTCAAAATGGAAACCCACTTTGCTTTTACGTCCTCGTCCTTTGGCGGGATGCGCCCGTCCTCTGTAGCTTTGTCAACGGCAGCTTGAGCAGCAACTTCTTGCTCCTTCTTCTTATCGTCTTCCAATGCCTTGATTTTGGCTTTTAGTGTTTCGTTTTCCTTCTTCACTTCGGCCAGCTTTTCTTGAGCAGAGACTTCTTCCTTTTTCTTGGAATCGTCTTGGGTCAAGACTTCTTCTTTTTTCTTTTCTTCTATGATTTCTGCCATGTTACTGTCAGTTTTTTGATACTCACCATCGCTGGCAACTATCGGGGTTATGTCCTTGAACGCTGGCCGATTTACTAAGCCTCCCGCATTCAAAGTGGTGCCTTCAATCTCACCCTTTGAATTGAGCGTGAATGTCGGGCTAAATTTCCTGAAGTTCCTCCCTTGCAGGGCTTCCTCTCCTGCCTTTGTCCATTCGACCTTGGCACGAACTCCCCCAGCTTCGGGGTCTGCTCCTGCCCAGTAGAAGCCGGTTATCCACCCGCTTGCCTCTGAATCGTCATGGTTAAAGTCAATGAACACCTGTTCCTTGTCTCCTGCCGTTATAGTGGCAAAGGAGTTTTGCAGTAGCTCGGCAGTTTCAGCACCTACATCCACCGTCAACTCTGCGGGCTTCCCGTTCTTGGTTGCCGTGATGTTATGGGTTCCGGGCGGGAGATACTGGATGTCCTCCGGTAAATCGTCCCCCGGCAGCATGGTGCTGATGGCATGAACAATGTCCTGCTCCTCAAATCCCTTGGCCTTGTATTGGCTATTGCAAACCGCAAGCCTTTGGCCCTTGTCTGGAAATTCCTTTTTCATTGTATCGTTTGCCATGCAGCTTGAAACA